CATCTAAACACCTTGATATGAAAGATATAAGTGATAAGAACTTATTCCGTAATGATAGTTTCGATATTGGTGATGCAAATAACAATCCATTAATTGTAACAATACCCGGTGTGTTTAGTAGTGGTGACATGACTAAATCAAATAAGGTAGTTGCTTTTGAAGTAAGTGTTGGCGACCAAAATCAAAATATTTTTAAAAGTGTGGGATTAGACCAATCATCAGTAAAAAATACCACAGAATCATTTGCGGTACTTGAAAATTTAGGTCGTTCTGAAAATGGTGCAGGTGTACAACAAGTCGACACAGGTTTATTTGACATATATAGAACACAATCATATACATGTGATGTTACCTGTATGGGTAATGTGATGATTCAGCCTACTATGTATTTCTTTTTAAAAAATGTACCGATGTTCAGAGGTTCATATTGGATTACTGAGGTGACACATAACATTAAAAATAATTCAATCACCACATCATTTAAAGGTACAAGAATACCATATGCATCCCTACCAAATCCAAAAGATTCGTTTATGGCAAGTTATCGTGCGCTGTTTGATAAAATTACAGCTAAAGCACAAGCAAGACAAAATCAATCAGATAGTATGATTGCCGGTCCAAAAGCAAATGAAACTACAATTAACACACCTCAAGGTAATTTAACAATTGACACTGGTGATTCAAAAAACATTATCAACGGTGAAAAAATTGTTAATGAGGCGGGTATGAATGAGTTTGGCGTTAGATACAATGGTTATAATGGTGAGAAGTATATTCAAAAAGTAACATTTAATGGTGTTGAATACTTTAGAGCAATAGCGGTGAAAATGGGTAGCTCAAATTATGAAATCGACCCCGATATTAAAATGAATATTTTTAGTTACACCAAAGATGTTGTGGTAACAGGTGTAACCGGTAATGCGATAGTTTGGGCAGAAGTGCAAAAATTTGCAGCAAAATCGGATTTTTATTCATTAAGATTTGATTTACCCAATGTTCAATATAACTCACCAGGTAATCATATATTATCATCAACAGTTACATTCTTCAATCCCAAAAAAATGGAAAAGAAGGTTACAATTACACCATTAACCGGCGTTCCTATAATTACGGCTGAGGATGTAAAAGGACCAATTAATGTGGGACCTAATGTTACAGGATATGGTGTAGCATTATCTAACGAATTGGCAAGAAAATTAGGTATTAGTGACGGCGATGTTGTTTATTTTCAAATGGAATAATGAATATTAACTAATTACAGATATTTATAATAAAAATGTTATGAATAATTCAAGAATTAACAACGCAATGGACCAATTCTTAACCCCAAAACAAGTTAGAAGCGTTTCTAATGATAGTATGGAAAGAGAAGAGTGTGATATGGTAACAGGAGAATGTTACACAATCAGAGAAAAAGACGGAATAGTCGAAAGAATAAATAAAAAATATATTACCAATGACGGTAGACAATTATTACAAGATTAAGCCATGTTAGAAAACAAACTACAAGAAGAACTGAATCGTTATAATGCGATTAACAAATACGCTAAGAAAATGATTATGGAGCAAGAAGCCCCACTTCCACCGTTACCGGCAGACCCCGCATTAGATGCAGCGGCAGCACCGGCAGATGCGGCGGGAGCTGAAATGCCACCAATGGATGCAGGTGCGGCACCGGTACCTATGGATGCAGCAGCAGCGCCTGCAATGGGTGATACTGAAGAAATTGATATAACAGACTTAGTTAATATGACTAAGAGTCTTAAAAAAGATATTGAAGGTTCACAAAATGATAACTCAACAGTTATCAGTAAGATGGATGATGTATTTACCAAACTTGATGATTTAGCTTCTAAATTATCTGAAATGGATACGTTAGTTCAAAAAATTGAGCAATTAGGTGTTGAAGTAAAACAAATGAAACCTGAAACTCCACAAGAAAAATTGGAAATGCGTTCATTAGATTCATATCCATTTAATCAAAAGCCAACTGATTTCTTCTCACAAAAACAAGAAGAAATGAGAGCAAGTGGTAAGAACGAGTACGTTTTAACTAAAGACGATGTAAATGATTTTACACCGGAAACATTAAGAGATACGTTTAACGACACAGGAGAAGAAGAAAATGAAAATGAATTTAAATTCTAATGTAAATTTCCTAATAGGATTACATACTCAATTAAAAATATTTCATTGGCAAACTAAAGGTTTTTCAAGACATAATGCTTTTGCAGATACAAGAGATGCACTTGAAGATTTGATGGACGAATTTGTTGAACAAGCAATGGGTCAATATGGTAGATTTCAGTTAGACGATGAAACAAATACAATTGAATTAGTAAATATCGGAGATGTAAAGCCCGAAGAGATGTTAGAAACCGTATGTCAATCTTTTGTTCAATGGACTGAGAGTATTGATGAAAAAGATACTAATCTTTTGAATTTACGAGACGAGATGCTTGGGTTATTCCAAAAATTAAAATATTTACTTACATTAAACAAATAAGAAAAAAGATAAAATAAAATGATATCAGGGTCAGCGGCCACTACGGGGTCAACACAAACGAGAACAACATTATCATATGTTAATAATTTAGTAACCGGTGCAACATCATCAGGTTCATATCACATATACGTACCAAACGACTATATGGACGATGATATGATGGACGATTTAATTGGTTATGGATATAGAGTAACCAAGAGAAATACTCTTATGGGTACTAATATGGATTATTTAATTAATTGGGCACCTAATCCGGTTGCACCAAGTCCAACACCAACAACATCTCCGACTCGTACTCCAACACCAACAATAACACCAACGGGTACACCTGCGGCTACAGTTACTCCAACACGTAGTGCGACTCCAACACCGACACCTACGATGACATCAACATCAACACCAACAGTTACACCAACTAAAACAGTAACGCCTACGGCAAGTATAACTTCGACAGTTACACCAACACCAACCTCAAGCCCATTGGCTGCAAGTGTTACACCAAGTGTTACACCAACACGTACACCAACACCAACACCAACCTCAAGCCCATTGGCTGCAAGTGTTACACCAAGTGTTACACCAACACGTACACCAACACCATCTTTTCAACCTTTTCAATCATATAACTACAGTATTAGCGCAACAGATTTAGCTGATGCAACAGGTAATACAGGTTCTTTAGTAGGCTATAATAACAATGTTGTTGTTGTAGTAACAAACGGTTACAATTGTGGAAATACAACAGAACGTAACTTCACATATGCGTTTGGTGCTGCGGGACCGTCATACGTTTCATGGTTAATCTCAAGAAAAACGGATATACCAGTTTTAGGATATTATAAAAATAACGGATTGGTTACTACGGGACTTGTCTCTACTCAAACAATTAACTCATCAGTTCCTTGTTAATATTTTAAATTTTTCAATAAATAAAATAACCGTATTTCGTAATGCGGTTTTTTTTATGTATATTTGTTCCATAACTAAAAACATATATTATTATGTCTACATTTGATGCAGTACTAGCGCAGTACGAAAAAAACAAAAACGCCACAAGTGGCAACGCAAATCGAGTGTCCTCTGAGGACCGCATGAAGAAGTATTTCACAACCGTATTACCGAAAGGTTCAAGAGGTGAAGAAAAACGTATTCGTATTCTACCTACAAAAGATGGTTCTTCGCCATTTGTTGAGGTATACTTCCACGAAGTACAGGTGGATGGAAAGTGGGTTAAATTATTTGACCCTAAGCAAGAAGGAAAACGTTCTCCATTAAACGAGATTCATGATGAATTAATGATGACAGGTGTTGAGTCTGACCGTGAGTTAGCTCGTCAATATCGTTCTCGTAAATTCTACATTGTGAAAGTTATCGACCGTGATAACGAGAATGATGGTGTTAAGTTTTGGAGATTTAAACACAACGCAAAAGGAGATGGTATCTTAGATAAGATTATTCCAATCTTCCGTAACAAAGGTGATATCACAAGTATTACTGAAGGTCGTGACTTAATCTTATCATTAACCTTAGCTAAGTCAGGTAATGGTAAAGAGTACACAACAATTAATTCAGTAATTCCTGAAGATAAAGGACCTTTACACACCGATGAGAATATCGGTAGCACATGGGCTAAAGATGAGTTAATGTGGTCAGATGTTTATTCTAAGAAAGGTGAAGACTACTTAGACATGGTTGCAAAAGGTGAGGTACCACGTTGGGATTCTAACTCAAATAAGTGGGTATCTAACTCAACAGGTGAAGAAACGGTTGGACAACAACCATCAGCACCTTCAGCTCCATCGGCACCTGCTTCGGCTCCCGTAATTGAGGACCCACAAGCGGATGATGATATTGATGAAGAATTACCATTCTAATATCACGGGGTGGTGAAATATCCACCCCATTTTAAAAACAAAACATATGGGAATTAAAAAACAAGATTTTTCAAGCATTGCGAGTGTTGTTAACAAATATTCAACTAAAACCACATATAAGGCTGACAGGTTCTTAGATTTGGGAGATGCTTTCTTGGATGCAACGGGTATTCCCGGTCCTGCTATTGGTCATATCAATATGTTGTTAGGACATTCAGATACAGGTAAGACAACCGCATTATTAGGTGCTGCTGCTGATGGTATCAAAAAAGGAATGTTACCTGTGTTTATTATCACAGAACAAAAGTTTGATTTTGGACACGCAAGGATTATGGGTATCCCTATTGAACAAGAAGTGGATGCCGAAACTGGTGAAGTGACATATTCAGGTCCTTACATTTTTAAAAATGATTTTGATTTCATCGAACAAATCACAGACTTTATGAATGATTTGATGGATGCTCAAGACAAAGGTACTATACCTTACGATTTATTATTCCTTTGGGATTCTGTGGGTTCAATTCCTTGCAAGATGACATACGAAGGTAAGGGTGGTAAACAACACAACGCTGCGGCTTTAGCTGACAAAATTGGTATGGGTATCAATCAACGTATTTCAGGTTCTCGTCGTTCTGATAAACCTCACACAAATACATTGATTATTGTTAACCAACCTTGGGTTGAGTTACCGGACAACATCTATGGACAACCAAAAATTAAAGCAAAAGGTGGTGAGGCAATTTATTTGAACTCAACATTGGTTTTCTTATTTGGTAATCAAAAGAATGCCGGTACAACTAAAATACCAATCACAAAAAACAAAAGAACTATTAGTGTGGCTACGAGAAGTAAAATCTCTGTAATGAAAAACCACGTTAATGGTATTGCTTTTGCTGATGGTAAGATTATGGTTACGCCACACGGATTCTTAAGAGCAAAAGAGGCGGCAGAAGAAAAAATTTCACGTGAACAATATGTTAAGGATAACTTAGAGTATATTAGCTCATTGTTTGGTGAAAAGGTATCTGACTTAAAAGATATCAAATTCGATGATGTGGCAGATGCTACGGATTCAGACGAAGAATAGTTTCACATTTTAAATTAAAATAAATGTCCGTTTTACTTGTCGATGGTGACAATTTATTAACAATCGGATTTTACGGGTGTAAAAACTTCTTTTATAAGGGGAATCATATTGGGGGGATATATCATTTCCTCAATACCCTTAGAAGGTCTTTTGAAGAATATCACTTAGATAAGATTGTTGTATTTTGGGACGGACATGAAGGTTCATCATCACGTAGAAAAGTTTATCATCTATATAAAGAAAATAGAAAAAGTAGACTTCGTAGTGATGAAGAATTAAATTCATACAATTATCAAAGAGAAAGAGTTAAACAATACCTTGAGGAGCTATTTGTTCGCCAAGGAGAGTACGAATTCTGCGAAACCGATGATTGTATCGCTTACTACACAAAGAACTCACCAGAGGAAAAGAAAATAGTCTATTCCTCAGATGGAGACTTAACTCAATTAGTTTCCGAAAACACAAAAATTTATAACCCATCGCATCATAAACTTTATAGTGTCAATGATACTATCAAGTATAGTCATGAAGATGTCTTAATTGAAAATGTTAAAATTATAAAGATATTATGCGGCGACCCATCCGATAATATCTCCGGTATTAAAAATATGGGTATCAAACGATTGATTACTCTCTTCCCTGAAGTACAAACAAAAAAACTATCTTTAGATGACATTATACAAAAAAGCAATGTTATCTTCGAACAAGATAAAAATAATAAACTAATAACCAATTTATTAACTGGTGTAACAAAACACGGTGTGTTTGGTGATGAGTTTTTTGAAATTAACAATAAAATTGTTAACTTAGATGAACCGTTATTAACCGAAGATGCTAAGGGAAATATAGACCAGTTAATTGGGGAGAATCTTGACTCAGAAGGAAGGTCATACAAGAACGCAATCAAATTAATGACGGAAGATGGAATTAATAATGTCCTACCAAAATCAGATGATGCATTTGCCAAATTCTTAAATCCTTTCTTAAGATTAACAAGAAAAGAAAAAAATAAAAGAATTATTAAAATCAAAAACTATGAGTAACGAGCAATCAATCACTAAATTTGAGTTCATTTTAACATTAGAAAAAAACATTGTGTGCCAACGCTTTTTTAACGTAATGGAACACAACCCTAAATCACGCCGTTCAGTTGACCTTTATGAATATGTTAAAAATATTTGTGAGGAAATTTCGGATGATTTGAAAATAAAAACTTCCGATTATTTATGCGAAAATCAAAATTTTTTCCTGTCTTCGGATTATGTGGAAGAAAATTCTGATAAAGATAAAGAACAGTTTTTACTACAACTAAAGTTGGGTGAAGATGTATTTATAGAAAGAGTATTTCCGGCGCATTATTTTCACCCAAAGGTGAGATATACTGTTGATATTCGTCCGAAACTAAAGAGAATGTTGGGTAACCTAACTGACATATTATCATCTGAAGAATTGGAAACAACTTATTTAAATTACCAACTTTAATAAACTTTTTAAAAATATTATGGAAGAAAGAAATTTTGGATACCTTGGTTTTTCTTTTCAACAATCGTTGTTAAAAGCGATTATTGAAGACAGAAAATATGGTGAAACTATCATCGAAGTTTTGGAAACAAAGTTTTTTGATAACAACTCATTTAGATATATTATCGAAAATGTTAAAGAATTATATTCATCATATGGTAAGATACCAAATTATGAAACTGTTATTCAAAAAATTATTTCAGAAAGTGGAAATAAGGATAGCAATCGTATTCATATTGATACTTTGGAACAAATCAAAAATGATGAAAATGATGTAAACTTTGTAAAAGATAGAGCGTTAAACTTCTGTAAACAACAAAATCTTAAAAAGGAATTAAAGTCTGTAAACCATATTATTGATAATGGTAACTTTGAAGAATACCATAAAATCGAACAAATTATTCAAAAAGCACTACAAGTTGGTACGGATGATAATGATGTTGTCGATGTGTTCTTTGATATTGATTCTGCATTGGAAAAAGATTTTAGATTACCGATACCAACCGGTATTGTTGGCATTGATAACTTATTAAAAGGTGGATTAGGACGTGGTGAGTTAGGTATTATCTTAGCACCAACCGGTACGGGTAAAACAACAATCTTAACTAAGATTGCCAACACCGCTTTTAATTTGGATAGTAATGTTTTACAAATATTCTTTGAGGATAACCGTGATAACATAAGAAGAAAACATTTTACCATTTGGACAAATGTTGAACCTGATGACCAACCTGAATATGCTGAGGAGGTAAAAGAAAAAGTGCTTGAAGCACAAGCTCGTTCTAAGGGTATACTAAAGATGATAAAGATGTCAAGCGATGACGCAACTATATCTAAAATTAAGTCAAAGATTAGAAAACTAATCTCTGAAGGTTTTAAACCCGATATGTTAATTTTAGACTATGTGGACTGTGTTAGTTCGGATAAGAGTGTCGATGGCGAAGAGTGGAAAGGTGAGGGTTCTGTAATGAGAAGTCTTGAATCTATGACCACTGAATTTGACATGGCAATATGGACAGCAACACAAGGTAGTCGCGATTCAATTTCATCGGAAGTTGTAACAAGTGACCAAATGGGTGGCTCAATTAAAAAAGCACAAATTGCTCACGTTATTATTTCTATCGCTAAGACATTAGAACAGAAAGAACACAATTTGGCAACATTAAGTTTATTAAAATCACGTATTGGTCAAGATGGAATTATATTCCAAAATTGTAAATTCGATAATAAAATGTTAATTATTGATACCGATACTCAAAATACTTTACTTGGTCATGAAGAACAAAAGACACAAGATAGAGCAAACAGAGCGGCTGAAGCGTATAGAGCAAGACAACAAAGAGAAAATCAAACAATTTAAATTATGACTGAAAAAATACTACAAGACAACCCAGGACGGTTTGTCCTCTTCCCTATCGAACATAACGATATATGGAAATACTATAAACAACAAGAAGCATGTTTTTGGACTGCTGAAGAAATCGATTTGGCTCAAGATATTCAAGATTGGGATTACAAATTGAATGATGATGAAAAACATTTTGTAAAACACATCTTAGCTTTCTTTGCGGCATCTGATGGCATTGTAAATGAAAACATTGCGTTGAACTTTGTGAATGAAGTACAATATACGGAAGCAAAGATGTTTTATGGTTTCCAAATCATGATGGAAAATATCCATAGTGAAACGTATTCGTTGTTAATTGATTCATATATCAAAGACAAAGAAGAACAATTAAATTTATTTAATGCAATTGAAACTATACCGGCAATCAAAAAGAAAGCTGAGTGGGCTATGAGATGGATTGAGAAAGGAACATTTACTGAACGACTTATTGCATTTGCGGCTGTTGAAGGTATTTTCTTTTCAGGTTCATTCTGTTCAATCTTTTGGCTAAAGAAACGTGGGTTAATGCCGGGTTTAACATTTTCTAATGAGTTGATTTCACGTGACGAAGGAATGCACTGTGACTTTGCTTGCCATTTATCTAACAATCACATTCAAAATAAATTATCAGAAGATAAGATTAAAGAAATTATCGTTAGTGCATTAGCAATTGAAAAGGAATTTATCTTGGAAGCACTACCGGTTCGTTTAATTGGTATGAACTCTGATTTAATGTCACAGTATCTTGAGTTTGTTACAGATAGATTATTAACAGCATTAGGATGTTCAAAGGTATACAATTCGGAAAATCCTTTTGATTTTATGCAGAACATTGCATTGCAAGGTAAAACTAACTTCTTTGAGAAACGCGTTGCTGAGTATCAAAAAGCGGGAGTTAATAATAAAAGTGATGAAAGCATTGAAGATGCATTTAACGGAGATATAGATTTTTAAAATATGAAAGTAAAAAAACGCGACGGTTCCCTTGAGGAAATGAGATATGACAAGATTACTAAACGGATTAGTATCTTATGTCACGATTTAAATATGGAATACATTGACCCTACCTATGTTACATTAAAAGTAACACAAGGTATCTATGATGGTATTTCAACAATTGAATTAGATAAATTGGCGGCAGAGACTGCGGTTGCAATGACCACAACACACCCTGATTATTCTAAGTTGGCCGGTAGAATTGAAGTATCAAGTTTACACAAGTCAACACCAAAAAAGTTTTCACAGTGCATTAGAGAATTACATTCATTTATTGAGCCAAGAACAGGAAAGCAGTCATCATTAATTGATACGCAACTTTATAAGTTTGTCCTTGAAAATAGAGAAACTATTGATGCTGCAATTGTTATGGATAGAGATTTTGATTTCGATTATTTTGGTATCAAAACTTTAGAACGTTCTTATCTTATTAAGATTGGACAAAAAATTGTAGAAAGACCACAATACCTATATATGAGAGTCGCGTTAGGTATTTGTAACTTTAATCTTGAAGAAGGTTTGAGAATCTATCACGATTTGTCAAAACATCTTTATACACACGCAACACCAACATTATTTAATGCAGGAACTCCAAGACCACAGATGTCTTCTTGTTTCTTAATTGGTAACAAAGGTGATGACATTAACGGACTATTTGATACATTAGGTGATGTTGCAAAGATTTCTAAGTGGGCGGGTGGTATTGGATTACACGTACATGATGTTCGTGCTAAAGGTTCATATATTAAGGGAACCGGTGGAGAATCTGATGGTTTATTACCAATGATGAAAACTTATAATGAAGTTGCTCGTTGGATTAACCAAGGTGGTAAGCGTAAAGGTTCATTTGCGGTATATTTGGAACCATGGCATGCAGATGTTATGGAGTTCATTGAATTAAGAAAGAACCATGGTAAGGAAGAAATGAGAGCAAGAGATTTGTTCTTGGCTTTATGGACTCCCGATTTGTTTATGAAACGTGTTGAAGAAGACGGTAATTGGACATTGTTCTCACCTGATGAAGCACCGGGTTTATCTGATGTATATGATACACCGGAAGACAAGAAATTCACAGAGTTATATGAATCATACGAACAACAAGGTTTGGGTCGTCAAACAATCAAAGCAAGAAAGTTAATGGATGCAATCCTAACTGCGCAGATTGAGACCGGTGTTCCATACATGTTATATAAGGATGCTGCGAACTATAAATCAAATCAAAAGAACTTGGGTACTATTAAGTCATCTAACTTATGTACTGAAATCATTGAGTATAGCTCACCAACAGAGCAAGCTGTTTGTAATTTAGCATCGATTGCATTACCAAAGTATATTGTTGACGAGGAATTTGACCATCAGTTATTATATGATGCAACATATCAAATTGTTAAGAACTTAAACAATGTAATTGATTTAAACTTTTATCCAACTGCGGAGACAAAGTTATCAAACTTTAAACACAGACCGGTTGGTTTAGGTGTTCAAGGTTTAGCTGACGTTTTTTGTATCTTAGGATTACCATTTGAATCAGATGACGCAGATAAATTACAAACAGATATTTTCGAAACAATTTATTTTGCGGCATTAACGTCTTCAAAAGATTTGGCAAAATTACACGGTGCGTATGAGTCAATTGATGGGTCACCAATTTCACGTGGAGAATTTCAATATCAAATGTGGGGTAAAACAGATGAAGATACTTCAGGTCGTTGGGATTGGAAATCATTACGTAAAGAAGTTGTAAACAATGGTGTTAGAAACTCATTATTAGTTGCACCGATGCCAACAGCATCTACAGCACAAATTTTGGGTAACAACGAATGTTTTGAACCATTTACAACAAACTTATATGCAAGAAGAACATTGGGTGGTGAGTTTATTGTAATTAACCAACACTTAGTTAAAGATTTATTGAAGTTTGATTTATGGAACGAAGAGATTAAAAATAAAATCATTATGGAAAATGGTTCTATTCAAAACATCCCTGAGATTCCAACTGAATTGAAAGAAATCTATAAAACAGTATGGGAGATGTCACAAAAGAAAATATTGAACATGGCAGCAAACCGTAGTGTTTATATTGACCAATCTCAATCAATGAACTTATTTATTAGTGGGGTGAATAAAGCTAAGTTATTGGCGGCACACTTACACGGATGGAAGTTGGGGTTAAAAACGGGTATGTACTACTTACGTTCTACATCTGCTGTCGACGCTATGAAGGGATTAGGTATTGATACTTCAACAGTTAAGCCTGCAGAACCATCACAAGTTTTTCCAACACCCAATAATAATTCACTGATTAGTGAAAGCACACCGGAGGTTGAGATGACTATTGAAAGACCGTCTGACTCACCATTTGACTGTGAAGGTTGTGGTTCTTGATAAATTATAATACATCAACATAAACATAATCCCGGCTTAGGTCGGGATTTTTTATTTATTACCATTTCTATATTGTTTATATTTATAGGTATGGCAGTAAAATATGGAATAGAATTTCCTTTCAGAGAAAGTCGTGATGGTAGTTTTGTAAAGATGACATTATCACCTGAAAGAGAAATTAGAACAAATCTTATTCATCTATTATTAACTAGAAAGGGTTCAAGATATTTCTTACCTGATTTTGGTACCCGTTTATATCAATTTATCTTTGACCAAAACGATGCGGTAACATTCGATTTAATTGAAAGTGAAATAAGAGATTCGGTTAGAAAATATATCCCCAATCTTGATATTACAAGATTAGATGTTATGTCGGCGGAAGATGACCCCGATGGAACACGTTCATTTAATCAAGATGAGGACGAAAGATTATTTAGAGTATCTGACGCCTCAACTAAACCATATACTGCGGTGGTTAAAATAGAATACACGGTTAATAACGGAGCATTTACATCTTCGGATTTTGTAATTATCAACATTTAAAATGGCAAAAAAGATTTCATACGCAACAAGAGATTTTGCGGGATTAAGACAAGAATTAGTAAACCTAACAAAAGAGTATTATCCTGACTTAGTAAAAAATACTAACGACGCATCAATATTTTCAGTGTTATTGGACTTAAATGCTGCGGTTGCCGATAACTTACACTTTCACATTGATAGAGTTTGGCAAGAAACTATGTTGGATTTTGCACAACAAAGACAATCATTATTTCATATTGCAAAAACATATGGTATTAAGATACCGGGTAATAGACCATCAGTTGCATTGTGTGATTTCTCAATAAATGTTCCGGTTCGTGGTGATAAGGAAGATGAAAGATATCTTGGTGTTTTAAAAGCGGGTGCTCAAGTATCGGGTGCGGGTCAGGTATTTGAAACATTGGAAGATATTGACTTCTCAAATCCTTTTAACACTAAAGGTGAACCCAATAGATTAAAAATACCAAATTTTGATAGCAACAATACATTAATTTCATATACAATCACAAAAAGAGATGCTGTTGTTAACGGTGTTACAAGAATTTACAGAAGAGTAATGACTGAGTTAGACCAAAGACCATTCTTTAAAATATTTTTACCCGAACAAAATATTTTAGGTGTGACATCTGTTATACATAAAGAAGGAACAAGTTTTGGTGCTAACCCAACAAGTTCGGAATTTGAATCGGGTGCCAATAGATGGTACGAAGTAAAAAGTTTAATTGAAGATACATTATTCTTACCTGACCCAACAACCGCATCTGACAAAGATAATTTCAAAGCAGGTACGTATGTTCCCGTGAAAAATAAGTTTATCACAGAATTCACACCGGAAAGTTATTTCTCACTTACATTTGGTTCAGGAACTGTTGACCCATTAGATAATCTTGATGATTATATGAATGGTTCAATGAAAGTTAATTTAGGAACTTATCTAAATAATATTTCATTAGGCACAATACCTAAAGCAAACACAACATTGTTTGTTAGATATCGTATTGGTGGCGGTAAAGATTCCAACTTAGGTGTTGACGTAATATCAAATGTTGATAATATTGAATTCAATATAAGTGGTCCATTATCGTCAATTAATTCTCAAGTTGAACAATCATTACGTGTTACCAATGTAACACCTGCTGTTGGTGGTGCAGACCAACCAACAATTGAAGAGCTAAGAAACATGATTGGTTACAACTTTTCTGCACAAAATAGAGCGGTAACTTTAAATGATTATAAATCGTTAATTGAAACTATGCCCGGTACATTTGGTGCACCGGCAAAGGTTAATGTAATGGAAGAAGACAACAAGGTTAGGGTTAAACTATTATCATATGATGATAATGGTAATTTAACTGACATAGTTTCAAACACCTTAAAAGATAATATCATTAACTACCTTTCAGAATACAGAATGATTAATGATTATATTGACATTCAAAGTGGTGAGGTTATTGACTTGGGCTTAGAGATTGATTTAATCACGGACAAAAACGCAACAACAACCGATGTGGTTAAGACAACCATTCAAAATGTAATTACTTTCTTTGCAATTGAAAAACGCAAAATGGGTGACCCGCTATTTGTTGGTGACTTAATGAGAGAAATTGGTAATGTTACCGGTGTTGTTAACGTAATTGATATACGTGTTTATGGTAAAACCGGTGGTGATTATTCATTGTCTGAGGTTTCACAAGCTTATAAAGTTGCTTCGACAAAAGAAATACAACAGTACGACATGACAATTAACATGAAATCCAATCAAATTTATCAAATTAGATTTCCTAACGTTGACATAAAAGTACGTACTAAAACTGTAGGAACGACTACATTTTAAAATGTTTTTTGTTTATAATAATAGAAAATCGTTAGCTTTCTATTTATTATAGTATGATACAAAAACACAGAATCTCCACCAATATTGGGGAAGACCAATTAGTTACAGTTGAGTTAAAGCAGGATTACGATTTTCTTGAGATTTTATCATTAAAATTTACTCAACAAGACGTATATACTTCAATCTGTGCCGACTATGGTGTTGTTTGTGGTAGAATTACCGCCAACAATGGTTTGGGTATCCCTAACGCAAGAGTATCAATTTTCATTCCACTATCAGATTCAGATTCCGAAGACCCCGTAATTTCTAAATTGTATCCTTACACTTCGGTGGATATGAGAAACGATGAAAATTATCGTTACAATTTATTACCCGCAAGAAAACAACATGGAGGACACATTCCAACCGGTACATTTCCTGACCAAAGAGATATTTTAACAAGAGAAGAGGTATTAGAAGTTTACGAAAAATATTATAGATATACGGTAAGAACAAATGATGCGGGTGACTTTATGATATGGGGTGTACCGGTTGGGGAGCAAAACATCCACGTGGATGTTGACTTATCCGACATTAGTTGTTTTTCATTTAGACCGGATGACTTTATTAGAAAAGGTGCGGGTGTTGATGACTTCAAATCGACATATGAATTTAAATCTTCATCAGATATTGATTCGTTACCACAAATAGTTTCATTTGACAAATCATTAACAGTTTACCCATTTTGGGGTAATCAAGACTTATGTGAGTTAGGTATCTCAAGAGTTGATTTTGACTTATCATCTTTGGGTATTAAGATAGAACCTATGGCTTATTTCATTGGTTCAGTTTATACGGATTCAGGAAACGTGGCAGTCGGTAAAGGGTGTGGTCCATCTAATAGAATGGGGGAAAAATGTTCATTAATTACTGGTGGTGCAAAAATTGAAGCCATTCGTTTTAAAAATGCAATGGACACATTGAATAGACCAATACTTGAAGAATTTGAATTAAAAGAAGATGTTGATGAAGAAGGTTCATTTGTTATGAATTTACCGATGAACTCAGAATATCTATATACAAACGAATTTGGCGAAAATGAAATTACTAACGACCCAAACAAAGGTGTGCCAACATCGGCTTGTTATCGTTTTAGGATAACAATGAACGATACACAATCCAATGGTAGTCGTTCTATGGGTTCTTATTTGGTACCCAACATTAGAGAGTACAGTAATGAAGACCAAGATTTATCATATAACTTCTCATTAAATTGGGAAGATTATCCAACAGGTGCCACAAATAATGATGTTATTTTTAGTAACATACAAGGTTCTTTTTACCCAAAAGATTATTTTTTTAGATTAACTTACAATAAGGTATATACCTTATCATCATTTATGGGTTCTTATTTCAGTTCAAATGGACTTGGAACACATACATATCTTGGTATTAAAGAGATAGCACCAAAGAAAGAAGACGATTGCGAAAGTTCAATCGTTACACCACCCGCAAACTGGGGTATGATGAATATTAATTTTGCAATATTACTTGCAATCACAATTAATATTTTTGAAAGAATTATATATCAAGCATATATTGCAGTCATTCAAGTTTTGATATTACCATTTCAAAAAATTGTTGAATTTGGTCGGTTTAAGGTACTTGGATATAAATTTGATTTATTTGGTGGATTAGATTATGTTATAGAAGAATTACAGGACTTTGGAACTGTTCAATTAGGTATAACACCGTATCCCGATTGTGTGCAATGTAATAATATTAATGGTGAGGAAGTTACAAGAACATCAAATGGAATTACGAGCCCAACACAAATATATACCGTAGTTAAACGAGGTACTATTTATCCCGATAGTTTTTATTCGGGTACAGGTAGTAATAGTATTACTAATCCCGATACGAGTACTAATAAGTTATACCTAACAATACCAAGCGGTGTTTATCCCCCGCCATCAAATGCTTCGGGCGAACCAACATGGAGTCAAGTTGTACAAAATCCCTCAAAATATTACATTAGATTAAATGGGGTTGGATTTGGAAATCCACTTGGAATTTATGCATATACAAACACAAATAACCCAAGTGACACTAACACATATTATTACACGGATAATTCGATTTACGATTACACCGTACCATCAAACAATAATAAAGGTGTGACATTTGAATTATTTGATACAACACAGGTGCCAACAAATTCTCCATTATCAAATACGTCATCGGCAAGTGAATCATTACCAACGGGCTGCTCTCAATATATGACATTATATAATGAATCGTATGCTAAAGAAACATATTGTGTTAACGGATTTACTTCAACATATGACGAATTAAAAACTGTTACAAGAACCACCGGTTTTAGTTGTAGTGGGGGTAAAAATCCTGCAGGTCAAGTAATATATAGTAGCAAAGGTAATGAATGTTCAAGATGTATAACGTGGTCAGGATATTCTGAATTTAGAAACGGTTTATATACAATCATACCTTTTGCTGAAAGTAAGAATTGGGGTGCAAATATTGCGGCAATTGATGAATACTGTAGAAGAAAATTGGTTGGAAAGTTATTCTGTGAGGGTTTAGTAAATTATTCGTTCTTAGATAATTGGTTGTCAGGTTCATTGTATTTCTTTCCATTTAAATCAAGAGTTGTTTGGGATGACGAAGAAAATTTAGACATTAGCGATTACGCAACTTCATACTGTAAAGATTTAGTTTATTACAAAGTAGGAACAAAAGAAAATCCCGATAAGAGATTTTATTATCGTTCGTCTTGGTATAACCCTGTAACAAATAAATTTGACTCAGCAAGAGGAACATTGGCACACCCAACAACACTTGTTGATTTAGGTCCAAGAGACGAGTTTATTAAGGAGATATGTATTGACCCTAACTTAGACCCGAACTGCTCTGTGGTAAGGAATATAGGCCCAACATCGTATCAGGATATAAGACCTATCTTGGGATTATATATTAACTATAAATTAGATGTTGCAACTCCCGCAATCACTGGCGATATCTACGCATTTTTTAGGAACGAAGGATTTGATTCAAGATTACCATTCAAAATGCAAGGTCAAGTTTTAAATGGTGATATCCTACAATTGATGTCAATGAATAGTGAAGCGGGTATAGATGGTTTTGATTTGTTAAGCAAGAAATATGAAATGTATAATCCTATACTTTTAGACCCCGATGTTTATACTGAATTCTTTAAATCAGATAATGGTAGTGCAAATGGTCCATTACCTGTGCAATTAAAATTAGATGAAACTGACGGATATCGTGTTAGAGCTTGTTTAAATGAACCTGGTAGATTAACAGAATCTTCGCAGGTTGTTCCATTTTATTTATGGGAAAAAAATGGTACCGGATTTGGTACCGGCGTTGACCAAGCTTGGTACTATCCTTCACCTGTAAATGGAAGCACCGTTGAAGCGCAACCATTACAAGGTATGACTTATAATTACAATTACAGCGGTGATACGACTCATCCTTATTTGTTATTACCAATGACCAAAGAATATAGTGGCGATGTTATTAAATTAAATGCTATCGCTAATCCATTGGTTGCTTCCACATTTAATATAGAACATTTTAATTACGACATATACGGTAATTTTAACACAACCGGATTTACCACACATCAAATTTATGATGAACAAGAGGAAGGATTTACATTCCTTTATATTATTGGTGGTAACGGAACATTAAGCGGAGCTACGGTTGGTAAACTGTATACTAGAAAAGGTAATACAGGGAGTTGGAATGTAATTGATTGGGACAATACAGTTGATTTTATATTACCACCGACATCAAGAAACTATAGTGGAACAAGACAAATATTGTCAACACCATACCTTTATTATTTTGGATTGAAACCGGGTAAAACTGCGGTTGATAAATTTATTAAAAGATTTGGACCTTTAGGTGCATTCCCGTCTGCTGAATAATGGAAGAGAAAAAAGAAATAATTTTACCAAGTAAAAGATACGCTAATGCGGATGACCAAGAATTATCAATTAAGTTAAATCTTGAGACATCAGAATCTTTATTAAGAATTGGTGATAGAGATATCATTTTAGATGTTGCAAAATTATATGATGATGAAAGAAATCGAAGTGTAAACTATAAGATATTTGGTAAAATGAATATGGTATTCCGTAATATGTACAGCGGAAATAGCAATTACGAATATCTTAAAGAAAGACTTTATTTAGTTGGTGATGGTAGTAACAATGATTTCACCGGTTTTATTCCATATGACGAGTTTGCATTCTTAAGAAGGGACTTATATAGAGAGGTAACATTAGTTCCAACTGGTACAACATTAGGCGGAGATTATAACCCATCAACAATAACATCAGGCTCGACACAACACACCACGGTTACTGCAATGAGTGCGCCATATCAAAATTGGAACATTTATTTATCGTACGCATATACCGGAGATACTCAATTCCCAATGAAATATTCATTAAGTGGGGGTACAACACATGAATTTGTTGCATCAGATGGTATACCATTTAGAGTGACCGGCAATACCAAAACATTTATATTAACAAGTCCTGTACCTCACGGTTTAAGTAGCGGTGAATATGTCATCATAAACGGTAAAACATATTATGTTAATAATGTGGGAAATGAAATTTATGATTCCGAGAATTATGTGATAGTGCTTAATAAATCTCAATTTACATCGACGGATGTTGATACATTAAACGCTTCATTAGTTGTTACAGGTAAAAGGTGTTTAGATAGAAACAATGTAAGTGGTTCCACATCAACATATTATGTAAGAAAACATAAAACATTGACAAATACATCGGGATACATTTTAGATAATGTTGGTTTTGAGAATCCAATATTTGAACATGAAAGAAAATTATTGATAGAAAATAGTAATGGTGTAAATGATGTTCTTGTTGAAAGAAATAGACCTGAATCGGTTTTATTTGATTTTAAAGTGCCACTTGTATTAAGTGGATTAACAAACAATTTAGGATTTACACCAACCGAAGTTTTTGTTACAACAATTTATAGAAACGGAAATGGTTATTTTAATTATCCACCAAAGGTGGGATATAAATTTAATTTTCACGATTCTTGGGTCGACGAACAATTTGATGGTGACACATCAAAAGAAACTAACATTGGTAGTGATACATTTACTAAATCGGGTTTCACATTTACATATGGCGAAGAGATACCAACGGGCACAACCTTAGTTGGTGATTTTGTTGAGTATAACAAAAAGGAAATAAAAGAAAGAGTAATCAGTGGCACATTTCATAAGATATATAATCCAACCACACTATTTGATTATGGACAAACCGACAGTGAGGTTTACTCAGGTGCCACAGAAACAAACCCAATCGGTTTATATTATCAAGTACACCATAGGGTTAAGCTAAGAGAATTATCACCTTATTTAGAAACTGCAAAAACAAATCAGATTTATAATCTACCTGAGAATACGGTTTATGATAAAGATGAAAATGTATGGAGATGGAGAGATTTATATTCACACGGATATATTGACCCAAATGGTTATGGTACAAATTTCCCATATGTTAATAATATTCATTACATAAAAAATGAAATTAATCTTTATCTAAGAAACGAAAGATATTACACCAATAAACAAAATGGAGTTGCAAGTTTCAATTCAAGAACAAATACAAACAATTTAATCTGTTAATGGAAATTTTAAGAAAACCGGGTGATTATAATGTAATTCTTAATCAAGAAAATGACTTTCAAACAAATTTAGGTTGGGAGGAAGGTATGGATATTTTTGAAGACGAGGTATTATCAACAATAATAAATCCAATTGACAATTATGAAACGGTTAGATACATTCACAAATCATATAGCGGTTTAACGGAAAATAGTAACGATATGCAATGTGATATTTGGTATAAATTTTATTTTATTGATTCAAATAACACATATACCAATGGTTTAGATTATAGTTTGGTAGGTATTGCACCAAAAGATAATGCAAATATGATAAAAACTTCTACTGAAAGTTATTTTAGGTTGGAATATTTTAAAACACCAAATAATGAACCACCAACCAGAATAAATAGAAAGTTGGTTTTTTCAAAAAATTTGCAATTACCAATAGGTGAAAAATTTTATTACAACACACTTAGACAAAATATACACGTTCCTGTTTTTATGGGTTCAAATTATAGAAACAAAGAAAACATGTACCTATTTTGGTTTCAAGACGACACTGTTTTAAGTGATTCAACATTAAGTGGCGATACATTTTTTATGACTGCAAAATTTTTGAATGCAAATGATGGTTCAATCATAGATTTTACAACAACAGGGTTAACTGCGAATCAACAAATTGTTGAACAAAGAGACATGTACTATAAAATTGTCATAGATAAAACAGATTATTCATACAAAGTGTACAATTACACCGGTGGCACAACAACGGAAAATAATTTAGTTGGAAGGGGTATGGATAATTCAATTAAATTTTTTGAAAAACGATAGTTATAGTAATATAGATGAAAAAAAATAAGTATACCATTAGACGTAAAAACATTTTAAATGTTAGACTGGTCTCTTTGACCGGACAGACTTGGTATGATATTAGTGATTACGAAACTCTTATTCCTTGGAGTGGCAATACTGGAGTTATGCCAACAGGCTCAACACCTTTTAATGGATATGTTGTTTATAATGTTTCAGGTAATACAGGTAACACTTTAACTCAAAATTATTATAAATGGGGTATACCAACAGATAACACATGGAATTTAATGGTTGGTGCACCAATAACTAATTTAACTTCTACATCATTAAGAAACCCAACAGATGAATACGGTGCTTTAATTACCGGCACGACATTATATAATACCGGAACAACATTTAATATCGGATATTATGAATGGGTCAGTTCGTGGAATTTATTTAATCAAACATCGGGCGAAACATATAATGAAATTAATGGCGTATTAAACGGTAAAATCTACGATAACCAACAACTTCCATTATACTTAGAAGCGACCGCAGATGAAATGGGTTCCATGGTTGCATTTGATGGTGCGGTTGGTGTTGAATCAACACAAAATCAAATTAATGCAAACTTTATTTACGAAGTTGATTGTAATAAAGTTACTGTAATTAATACAACCAATCTAAATAATATTGCGGGTGTCGGTGAAATTATATTTACGGTAGATTGGGGTGATGGAACCACATCGCCAATTGGCGTTGAAGGTATTTGTTCGGGAATTAATTGTCATAAAGCATTTAAAACATATACAACTAATGGTAGTAAAAACATTACCGTTAGATTAGATTCACCTTGGACTAATAATACATTATCTAAGTCGACAATGATTGATTGCAATGCTTTAGTGTCACCAACACCGCCGGCAACAAGAACACCAACACCATCAATTACTGCAACACATACATTAACTCCAACATCAACACCAACAAATACTGTTACACCATCTATGACTCGTACACCAAGACCTACGGTTACGAGAACACCAACAATGACACCATCAATGACACCAACGTTATCTATTGGTGCCACACCATCAATGACGCCATCAATAACACCAACAATTCTTTGTGTGTTTGAAATTGATATTGATGTAATATCAATATCGCAAGGTGATGGATGTTCAACATTATATACGGGCGGATATTCACCGGTACCACAAGAATTTGTTTTAGATATGTTACCTGCTGCGGGTACATTTACGTTTAATTTCACCGGTGGTACAATAACAGATACATTTAACATATATTACCCTGAGAACGTATTATTAACAGGATACACATCAGTATCTAATGTGGCGGGTGGTCCATACGTATTATCTGTTGATGGTTCATCAGATAAAGTAAAAGTGGTTGTTAACCCTGTTGATAATGGTCAAATTGAAACATTGTGGTCATTTATTGTTGGTTGTATCGTGCCGATTACACCAACTCCAACACCTACAAGAACTATTACCCCAACTGCGACGCCAACGGCAACTCCAACCATTACACCAACACATACGGTTACACCAACATCAACGCCTACAAAAACATTAACACCAACTCCATCTGTAACAAGGAATTATCTATGTAGTGATGTTGTGACAGGTAAGTATTCACCTGTTGTTCAAACATTCTTTATTAGTGCCGGTTCGTTACCGGGCGTTAGTGTATTTGAATATGGTACGTATACGATTAATGATACGTTTCAATTATATTACCCATCAACAAGTTTAACGCCAACTTCAACATTTAGCGGAACTGGTTTTGGTAATATTACCGTGACCGGTTCTACATTAGCCGACAATATTATAAAAATTGTAATTGACGGTACCTCAGATGTTGAAACACAATGGTATTTTAATTTATATTGTGCAAATGTTTCTGTTTCGCCATCGGCAACAAAAACAGTAACACCTACTCCAACAATTACACCTACTAATACCAAAACATTAACACCTACACCTACTAAAACACCGGGTGCAAGTTTATCACCAACACCTACAAGAACACCGGCTTCTACTGTAACTCCAACAAGTACGGTTACTAATACACCTACAATCACACCAACTTCGACGATTACGCCGACCAACACACCATCTAATACAGGAACACCGGCGGTCACAAGAACACCGACACGTACCGCTACACCAACAGCAACAATTTCACCTACACCAACAATTACTAAAACTCCAACAACAAGTGTAACGCCATCACCTGGTTCATCATCCTCGCCTACACCTACAATAACTCCAACTAATACGATTACACCAACGCGCACTGTTACGCCAACAAATACCGTTACACCAACAGCTACAGTTACCCCAACAAACACGGTTACACCAACTCCTTCGGTAACCGCAACAATAACGCCAACATCGACAATTACACCATCGTCGACAGCAACAATAACACCAACAAGTACATCAACAGTAACACCAACTGCGAGTGTCACCGCAACCATAACCCCTACGAGCACTATTACACCAACACCAACGGCAACTGAAACGCCATCAGTAAGCGACACGCCAACCCCTACACCGACATCAACGATTACGCCAACATCAAGCGTAACACCTACCGTTACGCCAACAAACACCATTACGCCAACAATCACACCTACCAATACAGTTACACCAACTGAAACAGTAACCCCTACACCGTCTGTAACTAATAGTGAAACACCTACACCTACCCCAACAGAAACGGTTACACCTACAGGCACACCAACCCCAACAGCGACCGAAACACCGACAATGACCGCAACACCAAGTGTTACGCCGTCCGAGACAATTACGCCAACACCAACAGAAACACCAACGCCAACACCGTCTGTAACGTCTTCTTATGGTTCTTCACCAACACCAACGGAAACTATTACACCTACCCCAACATTAACGCCAACAGGTACACCAACCCCAAGTGTAACCACAACAGTTACACCAACCAATACCATTACCCCCACCAACACACCAACAACAACTGAGAGTGAGACACCTACTCCAACTCCAACAAGCACGGTTACACCAACAAATACTGTAACACCAACACCTTCTGAGTCAGAAACTCCAACTCCGACACCGACAAGTACGGTTACACCAACAAATACTATAACACCAACTGAGACACCAACTCAAACTGCAACACCAACAATTACCCCAACAAATACAATTACACCAACGGAGACCGTTACTCCTACATCAACGATTACACCAACTCAAACTGCAACACCATCTGTTACACCAACCAATACTATTACCCCAACCACCACACCAACAATAACAGAAAGTGAAACACCGACGCCTACACCAACCAATACGATTACACCAACAAGTACAATTACACCAACAAGTACAATTACACCAACACCTACCAATACACCAATATCAACACAATCCGCACCACCATGCGACATCACATATAATGTGGTACCGTTTGATATGACTTGTGATATTACATATAATGTAATATAAAAATAAAAAAAAACTATTTATAAAAAATGGCAACAACAGTTCAAATATTAACAACAAATTATAGCGGTCAAACCGCCACAATTACATTTTCACCATGTAGTGGAGGAACTGTCAATTTAGGTTCACATATTTTGCCATACAATTATGTAAGTGACAACTATTTGGGTGATTATTCTTTATTTTTTGCCGATTTTAATCAAACTTGTACGTTTAATATTCCATGTGTAACACCAACACCAACATCGACCGTTACACCAACTAACACACAAACACCTACAAATACTGTTACACCAACTGAAACTGTAACACCAACAAGTACAGTTACACCAACAAACACAGTAACTCCGACATCAACGTTGTCAGAAACTCCAACACCTACTGCAACAAGCACAATTACACCCACAAATACAATAACCCCAACGCAAACACCAACAAATACAATTACTCCGTCAACTTCAGTATCGGAAACTCCAACACCCACACCTACAAATACTATTACACCAACACAAACACCAACTGAAACTGTAACACCAACAAGTACAGTTACACCAACAAACACAGTAACACCAACACCAACGGAGACTGTTACACCAACCGGTACAGTTACACCAACAGCAACTATAACAAGCACACCAACAGTTACACCAAGTGTTACTAACCCGCTTGATGGTGTAAATTATTTTATATCGGCAGATGCGTATGAAGTATGTTATAATCAATCTATTAATCAAATAACAATATATGATGCGGATGTAATCGCTATTAATGATGTTTTATATCAATCACCATTAGGTATTGATACTTGGACAATTTCTGAATTACAAGCATTGTATGGAACAGGATTTACAACATTCTATATAAGAAAGAGCGACGGTACCGGTGACGTGTTTATAGTTACGGATAACGGAAATGGTGACGCTTTTGTTTCGACTTCAACTATCTGTGTAAGTCAAACACCAACCCCAACCCCTACACCAACATCTACAGTTACACCAACTTCAACAGAAACACCAAGTCAAACACCAACAAATACCATTACACCTACGAATACCGTGACACCAACCAGTACTGTGACACCAACTAGTACAGTAACACCATCAATTTCGACATCAGAAACACCTACTCCGACACCAACATCTACCATTACACCAACCGCAACAGAGACACCAAGTCAAACACCAACAAATACTAT